AAGCTGCTAACATTTTGGAAGCAGTTATACAAACAATACTTTGAAGTACAAACAATTAGATATATATTTTAAAAACAGAAGAAATGCAAAAATTAGAAATTATTAACGGATGGGAATTTGAATACGTAGACAATGGTGGAGGTGATACCTTTTACCAATGTCGTGGTGATATTTATCATGATGATGAACATGATGAGATACCTGAGCCAGGACTGTGGGATGCAGCTCTTAAACTAGAACAACAACTAAAAGATGATGGTTATGTTGCAGATGCAAGCCACTCTGAGAAAGGATGGGTAGAGGTGAATATACTATGACAACTATGATTAGTGTAACAGAATGGAACACTGGACAAACATTCCAGTCCAAGAAACTAGCAGCAGAGTATTTTAAAATACCTGTTAGCTTAATTACAAAGAGTGTTAAAGGTAAAATAGAAGTGAAGACCAAGAGAGGAAAAAAGCTTAAGTTCTCACGTGGCAACTTAAGAAGAGGTGAGTCATCAGTACACAAAGCAAAGACTTCTGATGGTAAAACCTTTAACTTTGGTAGGCATAAAGGAAAAGAGCTTAAAGATATACCAACAGACTATTTAATGTGGGTGTATCAAAATGTAAGCAGGTGTCCAAAGTTTGTAAGAGTTGAACTAGATAAGAGAGAGTCATGTGGATAGCTGTAGAACTAGAATTTAAGCACTATGAAGCTGAAGAACTTGAAGAAGGTATGTTATTTATGAATCATTTATATCCTGGTAATGATGATAGAGAGAATATAGAAATCTACACTCTTACAAAAGATATGATGCATGACTTAATAACTCCTGAAATAATCTTTTTAGAAAATGGTTATCCTGTATTGCCATACCTACATGATTTAGATGGTTTGGTGGTTGCCAATCCTGATCAATTAGGTTGGTTTGATCCAGGTGATGAGTTTGATAGTATGATACCATTTACACCAACTGAAATGAACTTCATACTTAGAGAGTTTGATGGTTTACTTGAAGTCTTTGTTGATGAAGACTTGTACGAAGAAGGTATAGTTAGACCTATACTTGAAGACGGTTATGTCATAACAAAATTTCTAGATGATGATCAATCTGATTATGAACTAGACCAATTACCTTTTTAAAACAATGGAAAAAACAACAGTGATTTTAAAGCTAGCTTTTAAGTTTTATAACAAAGAGCCACAAGAACTAACTGAAGAAGAAAGATGTAAAATATTAGATATATATGATGATTTTTATTAAAACAAGAAAACTATGGGAGTAGATATTTATGGCAAATCGCCAAAGATAACAGGTAAAAGACCTGAGTTTAATTATGATGACGAAAATACTACTGATGAGCAGAAAGATGAATTCTGGAGAGCTCTAGAGAAGTGGGAGAAGAACAATCCTGGTTATTATTTTAGAAGTAATTGGTGGGGTTGGAGACCTATTGTACAAATTTGCAAACATGCAACAGAACAATTTGAATTAGATTTTGATCTTGATTGGAATCACAACGATGGTAAAGGTTTAGACAACTGGCAAGAGTGTAATGCTCTAGCAGATGCACTAGAGAAAGTGATAGCTCAAGAAGAAAACTTAATTGATGATGAAGATGTAATATATTGTAACATGGGCGGATGGAGTACAAGAGGAAATGGTAGTTTACTTGATGAAGGTATCACAATGATGCTTAATAAAGACTATCCATATGGTACAATTATGTTTTCAGGTATTGTAGGTGATGGTGGTGCTATTTATGAACCTACGCACAGTACACCTCTTTGGTTAGTTAAAGATTTTATTCTATTTCTTAAAAATTGTGGTGGGTTTTCTATTTGGTAATCTAATTAAATTGATTATTTTTGTAGGCTCACCAATAACCTTTTATGAAATTTATAACCTTTTTAATTAAATGGGTAGCAGGTAACCTAGCTATACCATTTTGGGTGGTTGGACACATACATTTGTCTATACATAACTTTCATGACCTATACGAAATACTCAGTAGTGTAGGCATGAATGTTATTGTAGCAATTGGTTTTTATTTAGAGTGGAAAGATTTAAAAAAGACAAACAATGAATGATGTAATTATATATGACATAGAAACTATGCAGGAATGCTTTATAGTTGTATGCATGAAGCCTGAGAGTACACCTAAGAGCTTTACAGTTAGTAAGTGGCAGAATCAGCTTGATGCATTTGCTAAGTACACTGAAGACAACAAGGATGCTTATTGGGTGGGTTATAATAATCTACGCTTTGATGCTCAGGTTGTTGAATGGATACTTAGAAACTATGACCATTGGCATGATTGTACAGGACTAGAGATATGTGCTAAGATTGCACAGAAGGCTCAGGATATTATACATGATGCTAATTATGACGTGTTTCCTGAGTATAGAGAGCACGAGCTTTCTCTAAAGCAAATGGATTTGTTTAAGATACATCATTACGATAATAAAAACAGACGTGTTAGCCTGAAAAGGTTAGAGTTTGAAATGGATCTTGAGAACATAGAGGAGATGCCTATACATCACACTAAGACAAACATGACCAAGGATGAAGTGTTCTTGTCATTACAGTATTGTTTTAATGATGTTGATGCAACCTATGAGTTCTACAAGATCACTATAGGAGAGACAGAGCACCCTTTATATAAGGGTAACAACCAAGTGCAGCTTCGTAAAGATATAGAAGAGGAGTTTGGTATAAGCTGTCTTAATTACTCTGATAGTAAGATTGGTGATGAGATCATCAAGAAGTATTACTGTCAAGAAAAGGGTATAGATATACGTGAGCTTCCACGTAAAGGATATTTTAGAAAGAGTATCAATATGAAGAATTGCATTGCTCATTATGTTGAGTTTGAGACCAAGCAGCTACAGGACTTGTTAAGTAGTGTCAAGAAGCGTAAGCTAGGCCTTATGGATAACTTTAAAGAGCACGTACATTTCTATGATAATGTGTATTCTTTTATGAAAGGTGGTCTTCATACAGAAAACAAACCAGAGGTGTTTGAAGAAGATGAAGATCATGAGATTATAGATTGGGATGTAGCTAGCTATTATCCTGCTATAATAATTAACAATGAAAAATATCCTGCTCACCTGGGTAAAGAGTTCTTGAATGGATACAAACGTATGTTTGAGAAACGACTAGAGCTTAAACCACAAGCTAAGGGTGACAGGAGGATTAAGGGAATTGTAGGAGCGCTTAAGCTTGCAGTCAATTCTGTGTATGGTAAATCATCTGACATGAACTCATGGATATATGATAGGCAGTTAACTATGTTCACCACTATAACTGGTGAGTTTAGCTTAATGATGCTTATTGAAAAGTATGAGCTCAATGGTATCAAGATTATCTCTGCTAACACAGACGGTGTAACGATTAAAGTGAGAAAAGACTTGATTCCCAAGATGCATGAGATCAATGACTGGTGGTGTAAGACCACACAGTATGTACTAGAACGTACAGACTATACAAAGATCTTGTTTTCCACTGTTAATGACTACCTAGCCATCATGCCTGATGGTTATGTCAAGAAAAAGGGGGACTTTCTTACAGACTTTGAGCTTCATAAGAACAAGTCAGGTAGGATAGTTCCCATTGCTCTTGAGCAGTACTATGTGCACGGTATTCCTGTTAAAGATACCATTATGAATCATAAGAATTTATATGATTTCTGTATCAGGAAGAAAGCATCTAGAGATTTCCATTATGAGGGAATTAATAAGGCAACTAATGTTAAAACGAAGTATAACAAACTGATTAGATATTATGTGTCTAAGACTGGTGAGAAAGTTTATAAGGTGAAGAACCATGACTCTGATAGCAAAGCTGCTAAGAGAAGTCAGGTGGAAGCTGGTGAATGGGTGTGTCATGTTTGTAATTATCTAGAGAAAGATTCTCCAGTGGATAATATAAACTATAAGTACTACATAGACCAAGCTGAAAGCATGATTGTAAAGATTCTTACAAAAGGTAAGCGTAAGAAGAACACTGTAATACCTAATCAACTAAATTTATTTTAAATCTGTGAAGAAAAAAGTTAACAGAGGTAACATTATGAGGCATCTTATTGAATATCAGTTAGATATGGTTGGTAAAAGAGTAGTGGATACTCTTGACGATGATAAGTGGTATTTCAATTGGACAATGACTAGTGATCAAAAGTCAGAGTTTAATAAGTATGCAATTAAATTAATGAAAAAAGTATTTAAGTTTAATACTAATAAAGCGAAGGAAAATCTAAGTTGGTTTAACAATCAGTTTGGATTAAGAATTAAAAATTAATAATTAAATAAATAAACAAATGGAAGTAGTTTTAAGTACAGTTTATTATGCGTCAATCTCAATGTTGGCAATTATAATAGCAATGGTAGTCGTAGGAGTATATAGTATATTCACTGCAGAGGATGATCCTTATGATGAGCAAACAAAGAGAGCTCGTGATAAAAAAGGTAGATACAAGGGTGATGATCCAAGCACACCTAATAAGAATGAAGCCTGGGAAGGTGGTAAGAAACCTAAAAGAGGTAGAGGTAGACCAAAAGGTTCTAAGAACAAGCCAAAAGCTAAGAAGAATGTCTAAGTTAGTTAATGAAGACTGGGAACATGCAGCTTATGCTAATGATAAGATGTATGAAATAGAGAAGCGCCAAAGAATAGAAATAGAATGGCAAGAATGGGAACACTTACAAAGTGTCAAGAACAAGAAACCTGCAAAAATAATAGTAAATAAACCCCCACTAGATGAAGATCCACATAACCCCAAAGATGTTTCAAGAACTCATCAAAAAAAGTTATAACCTTGATCTAGTTTATTTACTAAAGATGATAGATGAGCAGTATGACGTACAACCCTTGTATGAGGATAGTATGAAGATTGCTGCTCTTTATCAATCTTTAATTAGAAAAGGTCTTATAACTAAAGATGAGGAGAAACTTACTACAGTGGGCAAGAGCCTACTAGAATATGTAAGGAACTCTGAGGATAATAAAATAGTTAAACGAAAACCAATAACAACTGATTTTGAGGAATGGTGGAAAAACTATCCTACTACAGACACATGGTCTTTGGACAGACATAAGTTCAAAGGTACAAGAGCCTTACGAAGAGGTAAAGAAGAATGTAGAAGAAAGTTTAAAGCAATCATTGAAGAAGGAGATTATACAGCACAGCAGCTCACTAAAGCTCTTAAATACGAAGTGGATGTAAAAGTTCAACGATCTATAAAAGAGAGAAAAAACATTATGAGCTTTATGCAAGGCAGTATAACTTATTTGAATCAAAGAACCTTTGAAGCTTTTATAGAGCTTATGGATCAAGAGAAAGATAACCCACCTGAATCAGCATCAGGACCAACAGACATATAATTTATGAAAAATACAGTAGAATTTAATAAGTGGATGTTAAAGATTAGAAACGAGTATTACTCAGATGATAATCAAATGAGCAACGCATACGAAAGATTAAAAGAATTAGCAAACAGTAAAAATATAAAGCATGAAGATAATAATTAGTGTAGTGTTATGGATATTAGTAGCAAAGTTTATGTTGTGGTTAGGTAAGTTTATCTGGCCAGAAGATAATGATGATAACATTCGATATTAATGAGTTTTCAGTTACTAAAAGAAGAGGTTCAAAAGGGCCTTGACGGAAGAAATGGTGGTATACCTATGGGTTTTGACAGGCTCAATAGGTATGTTGGCATTAGAAAGTCAATGTACTATTTGATTGGTGGGTTGACTGGTTCAGGTAAGACTAGCTTTATTGATGATGCATTTGTACTTAATCCTGTAGACTGGGCTATGTCTGAAGAAGGACAGAAGTCTGGTATAAAGGTGAAGGTGTGGTATAGATCTATGGAGCGTAGTAGAACCTACAAGCTTGCAAAGTGGACATCTCGTAAGATATTTCTAGATCAGGGTATAATCATACCTGTTAACAAACTACTTGGTTGGACAGAAAAGATGACTAAAGATGAGCACGATCTATTTCTTATGTATGAAGACTATATGACTAAGCTTGAGGATGTAGTTACTATTATTGATGGTCCTGAGAATCCTGTAGGTATTGCTAAAGAGCTAAAAGCTTATGCACTAGAACGTGGTGAGATAATACAGCAGGATAAATACAACAAGGTGTATGTTCCTAATGACCCTAGTGAGATAACTATTGTAGTGTTAGATCATATTGGTCTACTCAAGACTACTAGAGATCAACCAACAAAGAAGCAAGCTATTGATAAGATGAGTGATGAGCTCAGATACGCTCGTGATTTCTATGGTCATTCACCAGTGGTAGTTAGTCAGTTCAATCGATCTATTTCTAATCCTATCAGGATAAAGAATGGTGATGTTGAGCCACAACTAGAAGACTTTGCTGATAGTTCTACCACACAAAACGATTCAGATGTATGTATGGCCTTGTTTGACCCTATGCGTTATAATGTAGATGATCCATCAGGATATGACACTAACAAGCTTAGAGATGAATACGGTGGTAAGTACTTCAGGAGTCTTAGACTTATTAAGAATAGCTATGGTGAAGATGATATCAGGATTGGTCTTGCATTCCTTGGCCAGATAGGCATGTTCAAAGAACTACCAAAGCGTAGAAACATAACAGAAGCAGATTATGCTTCAGTAATTAACAAATCATTTTTTATATCATGACAGAACCATTGCAATTATTAGAAGAGAGACTTGCTGAAATTAGAATAATGCTAGACACAGCAAAAAAGAACGATTGTTCTCAAAAAGAACTAACTACCTTACATAATAAGTATTACGTATGTACAGAAACAATTAGAAGATTTGTAAATAAAAGGAGGGTTATATGACACTAAGAGACAAGAGACAAAAAGAGTTTGCTGACGTATGGCTAAATCATGGAAAGTTTGGTATCCTAAACTTATGTCCTAGGTTTGGTAAGATTAGAACAACGATTAGTATTCTTAATAGAATGGAAAGCAATTGTAATATATTGATTGCATACCCTGACAATAAAATCAAACAGTCTTGGATAGAAGAGTTTGAAGAGATGAGTTATGTGAATGATAACATAACTTATACTACACACAGATCTTTACACAAGCAGTCAGGTACAGAGTTTGACATTGTTATTATTGATGAGATACATTTACTATCAGAGGCTCAGATAGGTGTTTGTGTAGATTTATTCTCTCAGAATGATAACATACTTGGTCTAACAGGTACATTATCTAAGTGGACTAAGAGAACACTTAAAGAAGAGCTTGGTATATCAGTGATTGCTAACTACCCAATAAACAAAGCTATTGATGAAGGTGTTATAGCTGACTACCAGATAAATGTAATCAAGGTGCCTTTAGACAACACTACTCGCAATGAGTATGGTAAGAAGAAGATCAAGAAGACAGAGCTTCAACAGTTTAAATACCTTAGTGGTGTTATAAACAAGATGATGTACTCTGGTGGTAATAGTATGTTCATGCGTCTAGCACGTATGAGACTTATACAAAGCAGCTTAGCTAAGAAGCAAAAGACCAAACAGATTCTTAATAACAATAAAGATCAGAGAATACTAGTGTTCTGTGGTGTAACAGCAATAGCTGATAGTCTTGGTATACCCTCTTATCACAGCAAGTCTAAAGACAAAGATGCACTTAAAAACTTCGCAGAAGGAAAAGGTACACACATGGCTGTTGTAAAGATTGGTAACACGGGAGTTACATACAAACCACTAAACAAGGTGATCATTAATTACTTTGATAGTAATGGTGAGAACCTAGCACAGAAGATTAATAGATGTATGGCTATGGAATATGATACTCCAGATAAGAAAGCACAGATATATATTATATCTTCTAATGAAAAGGTTGAAGAGAAATGGCTTAATAAAGCTCTTGAGTTCTTTGACAAAAGTAAGATTAAATACGTATAAATTTCGTATATTTGCACACCTAATATTAATAAATAAATATATAAAAATGAGTTCAAAATTAATTGGAATTGTTGGTGAAACAGGGACAGGTAAATCAACAGCAGTGAAGCACTTAAACCCTGAAGAAACCTACATTATTAATGTTGCAAAGAAAGAGCTACCCTTCAAAGGTTCTCAGAAACTTTACAACACAGAAAACAAAAATTACAAAGAGATTGATGATCCAACGGACATTACAAGATTGCTTAAAACTATCTCGGAGAAAGCCCCACACATTAAAACTATTGTCATAGAGGACAGTAATTATCTAATGGGCTTCAGAATGGTAGAGAAAGCAATGGAAACTGGCTTTACAAAGTTTAGTGTAATGGCTAAGGATATGGTTGATTTATTTAGATCAGCTAGAGCACTACGTGATGATTTAGTTATCTTTTATTTCTCTCACCCTGAAACTATAGAAGACAGCGGAGAGATTATAGGATACAAAATTAAGACAGCAGGTAAACTTATTGACAATCAAGTGTTGTTAGAAGGTTTACTAACTGTATGTTTATACACACATGTAGAGGAGACTAAGAGTGGAGCTACGTACGAATTTCTAACAAATAGATTTCGTAAGAAGCCTGCAAAGAGTCCAGATGGTATGTTTGAATCAACAAGAATACCAAACAACTTACAGATGGTAAGAGATAGTATAATAGAGTATTATAATTAATAAATAAATAACAATTAAAATTAAAATTTATGAGTACAATTGGAGGAGTAAAAAGAGAATCCGCAGGAGGTGGAGAAAACACTAACTTTCCTAAGAAGGTTGGTTTATTTGAGGCAGACATTGTAGCTATTAATCCCACAATAGAGGAGTATAGTACAGTGCTTGGAATGGATTTAAAACCAGAAAGTAGAGCTACAGACTATTTAGGAGAAACCAGAGATGGTAATTCATATCTACGTGTAGATGTTTGGTTGAGACAAGTTAAAACTGAAAATCTATTTAAAGTTAGTTTCTTTCTAGAAGATAGAGAGCGTGAGAACAGAGACCAAACAAAGAAACAATATATCAACAGTGTAGGTATGACAGCTTGGGCTGCTGATGAGAATGATTTGTGGGACTGGTTCACTGAAGGACGTGATCATCGTGTAGCCTATATTGGTGAAGAAGAATTATATGACTTTATGAGAACGTGGTTAGGTCAATTGAACTATCGTCATGCAACTACAGTTCTACAGTTAGACTGGAAGAAACTTATGCGTGGTAATATTGGTGATCTTAAAAGTGAAATTGATGGTGAATGGTGTAACACTGTTGTAGCACTAGCAACTGTTGTTGTTAAGGAACGTGATGGTGAGACTAAAGAGTATCAGGGTATCTATAACAAAGGGTTCTTGGGTGGTTATACTATGAAGCAATTCAGACTAGTAGACTATACAGACAAGAGAACACTAGATAGTTTGAGATCTAGAAAACCTCGTGAGCTTAAACCACATGAACGTTTTGCTGTTCGTGTGAGTGGTGAATATGGATGTAAAGATTACTATACTCTTAAAGAGATAGAAGAATACAATCCTGGTGATAATTTAGTCGCCTCTGATAATTATATATCAGATGATGGGTCAGACTACTAACTAATAAATATATATAAACTAGGGCCCTCTTCAGAAATGTTGAGGGCTTTTTAATTTTAAGAAGAATGATTAAAGGAATAAAAAAAGTATTTCTTACTAAAGAGCTTGTTCTTTCTAAAATATCTTCGTATGACATCTTTAGGTTTTATATGCCAAATAAAAACTGGGAAATAGATGTAGTAACTCTCTCTCCATTTAGAGATGAGAAGCATCCATCCTTTGTTATTGGCCCTAAGGGTGAAGGAGGAGTGTTAATATTTATTGATTTTGCTGATACTAGCTTAAAAGGTGATGCCTTTAAGTTTGTAGAGAAGCTATACAACATGAAAAACATGTTTGAGGTGTATAGTAAAATTGATAGAGATTTTGACTTAGGATTCACTACAGGTACAACTACAAAGAAGTACGAGAAGATTATTAGAAAATATAATAAGCCTGAAATAGTAAAGAAAGATTATTCTTTTATACAAGTTAAGACCAGAAAGTTTACCACAGAAGAACTTGCATATTGGAATAATTATTATCAGGACATTGATGACCTGAAAGCAAATAATATATTTTCAGTGGCAGAAGTATATCTAAACAAGAAGCGTATTGTTCTAGGGAATAATGAGCTAAGGTTTGGTTATCTGTATGATGGTAAATGGAAAATCTATAGACCTCTATCTGATAGAAGATGGAAATGGATGCCTAACAATGTACCAATTACAGCAATGGATGGTTTGGATGATATTAAAGATTGCCATACAGCTTTTATAACTAAAAGTAAGAAAGACTATATGGTGATGAAAAAAATATTTCCAACTGTATGTGCTGTACAGAACGAAGGTGCAGGATGTTTCTCTGATGAGAATATAGAGTATATTAAATCAAACTCTGAGAAACAGATATTATCTTTTGATTCAGACGAAGTGGGTGTAAAGAACAGTACTAGCATAACTAACAAGTTTGGTTTTGAGTATTGTAATGTACCTAAGAAGTATCTTAAAGATGGTATAAATGATTGGGCAGACTTAGCTAAAGTTCATGGCCTTAAAGTAATAGAAGAATATTTAATAAATAAACAAATTTTAAAATGATGAAATCAACAATTGAAAATCTGGACAAAATGTTAATCGCTCCAGTACCAAAGGAAACAAAAACGTACAAGCCTGTAAGTCACAAACAACTTATAGACTTAACACTTGAGAGTATACACCAGTCAGGTTATAGCTTAGTGAGTCACGAATACTCTACTGCAAGAGATGGTAATGTAGCAAATGGACGCTACACTATAGGTAATGTTGGAGACAGTGAGATGAAATTACAAATTGGGTGGCAGAACAGCTATGACAAAAGTCTATCACTTAAATTTGCTCTTGGAACTAGTATTATTATTTGTTCTAATGGTATGGTGAAAGGTGATCACGGTGCATTTAGAAAGAAGCACCAGGGAGACATACAAAGCTTTACTCCAGCAGCTGTATCAGAATACATAAAAGGTGGAGGTGATGCTTTTCGTAATTTACAGAATGAACGTGATCAGTTCAAAAATATAGAAGTAGATGGTCAAGTGCAAGCAGAGTTGTTAGGTAGAATGTTTCTCAGAGAAGATATAATTACATCTACACAGCTAAATATAATTAAGAGGGAGATCAAAAGTCCAACTCATGATTATGGGGCTGCAGATAGTATGTGGGAACTTTACAATCATGTTACATTTGCAATGAAGCAAGCTCATCCATCAACTTGGATGCAAGATCATATAAATGTGCATGATTTCTTTAATAATTATGACAAGCCTTCTACTAGTCCTATTATAATTGATGCTGAAGTGAGTGATAACCAATTATTAATGTTTTAATCATGAAGCTTTCAAAATACTTAGAGACGTTACAACTACTTGTTAAGAACAATCCTGTAGTTGCAGATTATGACTGTGTATACGGTGTAGATGATGAAGGAAACTCTTTTGGAAGAGTAGTCTTTACACCTACAGTAATGAAAGTAGATTCTTTAGAGACTCAATATATTAAAGTAGAAGAAGTTAACACTGCAGAGGACGGTAATGTTGTCTGTATAAATTAAATAAACAAATGGATTGGAATAATTTTAAATCAATGTTTCACCCATCGTGGCATGATAAAATAAAACCATTTATAGAGAGTAATGAATGTGATGAAATATATGCATTCTTAAAAAAGGAGAGTAAGAGGGGCAAGCAAATTGCTCCTCTCTCATCTAATGTCTATAGATGTTTTAAAGAAACGCCACTTGATGAAGTGAAAGCAGTAATTATAGGGATGTGTCCATATCATACGTTTAAGAACAATCTACCAGTAGCAGACGGTCTACTGATGGGTTGCTCTATAACAGGATATGTACAACCATCTCTAAGTAATGTTTATAAAGCTCTAGAAACTGAGTTCCATAGAGGACTTAATTTGAGTTATGACGCAACACCTGATGTATCCTATTTAGCACATCAAGGTATACTGATGCTTAATGTAGCACTCACCACAGAGAAAAATAAAGCAGGTAGTCACATAGCACTATGGGAACCCTTCACAAAGTATTTGTTTGAAGAAGTTCTTAATACGCTAGGTGTACCTTATCTTTTTCTAGGTAAAGATGCTGCAAGATATAAAAAGTATACAGGAATATTTTCACATGTTTTCACTGTAAGCCATCCAGCAAGTGCTTCTTACAAAGGAGTTGACTGGGACAGTGAAGATGTGTTTACAAAAATAGATACATTAATTTATGAAAATAACGGATATAGCATCAGCTGGCTAAAAGATGAAGAAGATCCATTTTAAAACTAAATATTATGAAAGTAGAATATTGGAACACACCTTATCAAGGTGCTAGAAGTGAACTAGTCAGAACAGAAGATTGGCCTGACACAGATGAATCTTTTGCAAAGTATTATGACTTAAACAATCGATTAAAGTATTGTAACGGAAGTCATTACAAGTTTGTAAGTGATAAAGTAAGGAGAAGATATAGTGATGAATTCTTTCCTAAACACCACACAATAGAAAATTACTACAAAGGTGGAGTAGTAGATTAATAATTAATAATTAAAAAACAGAAAAATGCGAGGAATATTAACAGAAGATGCTGGTGTATTAGAGCCAGGAGATGAAATAGTTACTAACCAAGGCTCAGAAATGAGATGTTATATAGTGGAAGAAGTTCCACGAGTTAGTAAACTAAAAACATGGAATAACGGTAAAACACGATACATAGCTGTAAAGTGTAGAGCTGCTATGACTATAAAGACAACAACAGGTGTTAATCATTACAGTAAGCAACCTTGGAGTAACACTTACAAGGATTATGAGTTTAGAATACCTAATGAAGAAGATCCAATAGTAAAAGTGGATTTAAACTTTAAACAAATATATATAATAAATAAATTTAATTATGATGGATAAAGAAGTAAATAGGCCCATTAAAATGGAAGATCTCCAAGTAGGAGATGAAGTAATTGTACGAGGTGTAGACCTTAACTACATGCAAATTGTAAAACCACCAGTACAAAGACAACGTGTAGACTATAATGGAAAAGCTTACATGGCATTTACATCAGCTGTATGTAATAGGATTAATAGTAAGTTTTTGTCCAAAGGATACTTAGATGATAAACAAAAAGTGAGATTTGATTTTTATTATAAATCAATCTGGCTAGTAAAAAGAGAACAAGAATTAATTAATAAATAAATAGTAAAATGCGATTAGAAAAACAAAAACAAGCAAATGTTCTATACTCAGGAGATAAAAACGAGAGTATAGGAATGTCATTAGACATGGATTCTGCACAAGTGTTGATGCAGATGTTAAGTAAGAACCTTTATTCAGATGCTGTAGGATCTGCAGTGAGAGAATGTGCTAGTAATGCACTTGATAGCCATAGGCGTGCTGGAGTTAGTAAACCTATAATTGTATCATTGGTGCAGAATAAATCTAATAACTGGGAGTTCTCTGTTGAGGATTTTGGTACAGGTTTAGATCATGATGATGTAGAGAACATTATCAGTAAGTATGGTAAGTCTACCAAACGTAATAGTGATACAGAACTTGGTATGATGGGTCTTGGTTTTAAGGCTCCTCTAGCTTATGCTAGTAGTTTCTATTTTACATGTAGAAAAGATGGCATGGAGCGTAAGTACATGATGTATGAAGGTGAAGAAACAAACACTATTGATTTAATTAATGAAACTCCTACAACAGAGTGCAATGGTGTAAAAGTTACTGTACCAATTAGATGGGGTGATAAGTATGACTTCCATAATAAAATTAAACAGCAACTTGCATACTTCGAGGATGTATATTTTAATGTAGATGATATTGATAATGAATTTACTATTCATAGATCTAAGTTATTTCAGTTTTCTGAATTAGCTAAGGATGATAAACTACATATATGTCTTGATAATGTATACTACCCTCTTGATTTTGATAAGATGGGAATAGATTCTATATATATTCCTATTGCACTAAGATTTAGTCTCACTGATGGTATATTCCCAACACCTAACAGAGAGTCTCTTATATACACTAAGGAAACTAAGAAAATTATAAAGTCTAAGTTGACTGATTTTGCTAATTATTGCGTAGAAAAATATAATGAAGGTGTTTCAGAAAATAGTGAAGATGTAGTATCTTATCTAGATTATTACTATAGTAAGAAAAGAATCTGGAATGTGCTTGGAACTAAATTTGATCTAAACAGTTTACAATCTTTTATTACAACACCTTTTGCACAACCAAAACTTGAAGGAGTAGATAATTTTGATATTAGTAAGTTTGCTAATCATGAATATGGATATTTTACAGGAGAATATCGTGTTGCTTATAGATATGAAAATGATAGAATGTATAAGGTAGATGATAACAGTTGGCACAGTAATGTAAAGTGGGACAGTTTGGAAAAGTATCCATATCTTATAGAAACTGCTCTGAAAGGACATAAGAAAAGTTATCTTAGAGAAATTTGTGGTGAAAGAGTAGATGATAAAGGCCAGAGTATTAGAAGAACTTACTTTATACGTAAAACAAATTCATATTCACTTATGAAAAATGGTCATGCAACAAGAGATTGTTACTATACAATTCTAAATCTAAATCTTTATGATAAGAGTATGTGGAGAACTATAATTAAGGAGTTTCAATATATTCAATCATTATTGTTTAAACATATGGTAGGTATAAATACAATTGAGATTCCTGAACAATGGTTGCTGGATAAAAGAGCTCAGACTTCATCTAAGAGAAAGAGTACAATGGACTCTAAAGGTGTAAAAGTTGAAGGAGATTTTAACTGTAAAATTGCTGAAGACTTACTTAGAGAAAATGGTGGTAGAAACTGTAAGTTTGTCTCAGGTCGTATAAATATTGACACTGTAGAAAAAGGTGGAGATACTTTTGTCTATACTTCTCACGATGAATATATGAAGTTAGATAATTTGTATCATGATACTAAGTTCTTACCAATTAAATATATTACATTTTCAAATCGTGAAATGGAATCTTTAGAAAAGTCTCCTAGCGTGGATAATTTGGTTAAATATGAAGATTTCATAGCAGGGCATAGTCTATTTATTAGATTTGTAACTGCAATGTATTGTAATATTAATATAAGAAAATGGGAGTATATATATAGAGCTAAAACAAAGATAAATTTAGTTAAAGCTAAGTTTACTGATAAGCTTACAGAAATTGAATCTTATAGAGACAGAAATATCGGCAGCAGTAGATATAACTATTTTGATAAAACTAAACATTTTCTAGATAATGCTAAAGAACAGAAACTGTTTAACGATAAGATGAAAGACATGGTTGATGATATAGATAAATTTATCGAAGATAATATTTATGTATCTACATTATCAAGAGCTATTGCATATGGAGGAACTGTCAACTATCAATTACTAGATTGTATGGCTCAGTTATTCAGATGTAATGGAGTTGGATGGAATGCAAGTTATGTATTTCTAAAAGATAAAGTAAAAGAAGAAGAAGTATGAAATCAACAAGAGTAAAAGTCGAAGAATGGATAGTGTTAGACCAATCAGAAGGTAAGACAAACACAACTACAGGTGTAATATGTTCAAATGCTATAGTTCATAAAGTTAAAGGTTATGAGAATGAGTACAACAAATATATTAAAGTTAAGCTTGATTGTGGTAACACATTATCATTTAACTGTAACGAATTAAAACATATTTAATTATGTTTACAGTAAAAGAAAATGAGTAGTAGTGGGGGAGATTATTTGTTAGTCTCCCTTATTTTTTGTATATTAATTAATAAATAAAAACAATTAAAAATGAGTAAATTTCTAAGTTTAGAATGGTTCAAGAACAGAGTGGATCATTCAATTGAAAAAGTTATCGAGAAGAAACTTGATAAACTAGTTGAAGAGGTAGACAACGATGGTTCTCCTCAAACAAAACCATACAACAGCATTAAGCTAGTAAACGATGTACTAACTATTGTGCTGTCTGATGATTCTATAATATCTAAGGTGAATGCCACTGAAGATGATTATCATGCTGCAGAGTCAGCTACTACTATTGGAGAACTATATGTAATTGTTAGTGATCCCAATGTTGTTTCTGAGATTGCAGAGAAAGATAGATCAGAAAGAAGAATAAAGGCTCTTAAAAAGGGCCTTGTTAGTCTAGAAGAGAGTGGTGAGTTTGTACTTGATGGAGATTCAGTATATTTTAAAGGTATATCTAGATCTCTACCGCAGCTATTAGTTGAAGAACTAATTAATGAGGTGAGTCGTGCTGAAGCTTTAGGTATTCCATTAAATGATTATGATGGATATCAGTCTCTTAAACGTTTCTTTATGTGGTGTGCACTTAATCCAAGAGCTGAGGTGGCACATGAACTGTATAGATTCTTGAAAGAGAACAGTTTTCGTATTACTAAACAGGGATTCTTTGTAGCACTACGTAATGTTGTTACACTACATGGATCTCCAGAGCTTGTACACTTTATATCTAATACATATAACAAAGTGAAAGCTGTTTGGAAGAAGAGTCCAGATGACTACACTGTATTCTTACAAGATGGTGAGTACAAGATTGTACACACAGACAGACTGTATAATGAAGAAACTCATACTACTACAGTGTGTCCAGATTGCAATGGAGAAGGTGGTTATTATGATGATGGTGACTGTTATGAAGATGAGGATGAGTGGAACGAAGGACATTGGGTAGAATGTGATACATGTGATGGTACAGGAGAAGTGGAACCTTATGAGTATACAACTTCTGTAAAAGTAGATCATGGAGAGGAGATAGGTAAACTTACAGCTTTATACTTAGATCTACCTAACAGACATGAGAATCGTTTTACAGATGATTGGACTAAAACATTTGACATACGTATTGGTAAAGTGGTGAACATGCCACAAGAAGATTGTAACTGGTCAACACAAGATTGTGCTGCAGCTGGTTTACATTTTACTTCTGACCAGATACATTATGTAGGATGTGGTGATCAGTCTGTTCTTGTTCTTATCAATCCTATGAAGGTTGTTGGTATTGGTGCACACAAAGGTAGATGTTATGAGTATTTACCAATTATGACTGTACCAAGAGAGGAAGCTACAGAGATACTTCATGACAATCAGTTTGATACTCTTCAATTAGATGAAGTGTATGCTGTACGTGAACTTGATGACTTGCAAGCCAAAGTGAAAGAAGGTTTTGCTAAGGAGTCTAATAAGTATGAGTTTAGCTTACCAAATATATCTTCTATAGATGTGCGTAATATTGTTGGAAGTCTTGAAGAGATGAAAGCTGAGATTACTGCAAGAGTTAGGATGGTAGATTAATAAATTAGGGGATAACATTTATTTGAATTATATTTGTTATCCCTTTAATTTTAAAATTATGGCAAAGAAACCAAAGAAACCGAGAGTACCTCGCACTAGAAATGCTGGAACAATGACAGAATCAGCATTTTGGTCTATGATTAGAAGTGCACTAAGACAAAAGAGTAGATGGTGGAAACCAATTTCTGAATGTAAAACTCTTGCAAGAAGAGCTTATAAAGGAAAGAATAAAAGACAGAAGTGGGAGTATCAATGCAATAAGTGTAAAAGTTGGTTTAAAAGTGATCAAGTTAATGTTGATCATATTGAACCTGCAGGTAGCTTAAATTGCTCAAATGATCTTCCAGCTTTTGTAGACACTCTATTCTGTGAACAGGAAAACTTACAGGTACTTTGTAAAACATGCCATGATGAGAAAACACAATTGGAACGCAAATTAAAACAATTTAAAAAATAATGAGCGTACAAGAATGGAATTGGATGAATCAATTAAAAAACAAAGAAATGAAACAGTTTAAAACACCTGGCCATTATGAGAATGGTCAAAAGTATGATATTATAGACGTGTGTAATGATTACTCTCTTAATTTTAACAGGGGTAACATTGTAAAATATATAGCTAGAGCAGGTAATAAAGGTATTGAAATAGATGACTTATATAAAGCTTTAGATTATTTACAGAGAGAAATTGAATATGTTAAATCTATAGGAGAGGAGCGTTATGATAAAAGGAGTTAAATCAGAAACTATTCAAGAAGTTGATATAGTTGTAAAGGAAGTTAAGAATTGTCCTCTTAAATATGACAACACAGAAAGAGTATTGATAATAGATGCTGATAGTATTATGTATTTTGCATCACACTTTCCTGAAGACTCTCTGATGGAGTTTCCAACAGAAGAAGAAAGAATAGAAGAGGCTAAGTATAGAACTAGAACTAAGCTAGAAGAAATTCACAATAACATAGAAGAGTTTTATAATATACAAGAAACTTTTATATTTGTAAGAGGTCGTGGTAACTTTAGATATAAACTTTATCCTAACTATAAGTCTAATAGAAAGCAAAAGAATGATCTTATACCAATAATATCATTTTATATGTTAAATGAATTACATGCTATACCTTCTATAGGAGCTGAAGCTGATGATTATGTATATGATGCCTATTTATTAAGTGGAGGTAATTGTGTTGTTGCAGCTATAGATAAAGATGTATTTTACAATTGTCCTGATGTACCATTCTATAATTATAGAAGTCATGGAGATACTCTAGGAGAGTTTAAATCTATTTCTAAAGAAGAAAGCAGACTAGCTATAGCTTCTCAAGTGGTAATAGGTGATAGTGGTGATGGTATACCTGGAGCTTACAGAGTTGGTAAAGCATGGTGTAGAGATAACATGCACCTAGGTATGACAGATTATCAATTTACTAAAGCTATATTTAAAGCGTATCTAAAAGCAAGCGGTGGTAATGGTCAGATAGCTAAAGAACAGGCTAGATTAAATTACAGTGTATTAAAACTATACACACAGGATGAACTTAAAACAATTAATAAACGCTAATGAAAAAAACGATAACTAGTATCTTTATGGTTCCAACTTTAAAGATACCTAAAGACGAGCTTCGTAATAATGGGTTCTTAAATGCTTACGTTGAAGACTCTAGTAAAGATATACAGTACTCAGATTCTGTATATCTTTTGTTCTTACCTGAAGACATACCTAAGTTTAGGGAGTTTCTAGACGATGAGTACGAAAGAACTACAGCTATCATTGAAGACTATGACTATCCTGATGGATATGTAGTAGTAGTGTATAAACTTAATATGAAATGGGAGATAAACTTTGATCTAATCAGGCAAGGTAGATATTCTGAAACAACTGATAATTTTCAAAAGTTATTCAGAAAAGTTATAAAGATTAAGAAGAACGGACTACACAAAGACGAACTATCACTACAGTATAGAATATTTAATAAAACTGAAGATATGATTGAATATTGGCAGGATAAATTAGGTGTAGAGTGGAATAGTGACTATGAAGTGTGGGATGGATTCAATATAGAAAACGAAATATTAGAAATAGAATCAATATTAAAAACTAAAGTAACATGAAAACAATTGAATTATTAAAACAAAATATAAATGCAGCACTACATATAAAAACTTGGTACGTAGATAAACTTACAGAAAGTTTAAAAGATTTCAATGAAGATGCTGAATTCAAAAGAATGATAGCTGAGAAAAAGATAAGTGATAAAGACATTACAAAAATAGTTGAAAGATCTCCTAGAAGTCTTTTAGATATGTTTGATGAAAGTAAAATATTTGTAAGTATCACTGCAGAACATAAAGCTTTTACAGCAACAGTAAGTTGTCCAAACTCAGATGCTGCAACTTTTATAGGACCACTTGATGATAGATCTAAAATTGATAAAGCTACTACTAGAGAAGCAATAGTAATGCTTGAAGCTTTACTTACACCTGATACTGAAGAAGTTACAGAGGAACAAAAAAAAGAAGATAAATCATGAGAACAATTGGAAAAATTATATTAGATTTGCTATCCGATAATCAAATATCAGCTGCAGAAGCTGAAGTACTAATCACTAGCCTTTCAGAGAATAACAGACCCTCAGGTTTTCAACCTAAGAGGATTGTTGGCCCCTATTGGTTTCAAACAACAACTTAGATATGAGAACAGCTGAAGAATTTAATAACACCTATGAATTAATTTGTGAAGGTGGGGGACTTGTAATAGATGTACCTGCAGTGGTTCAATTCTTAAATGTAGCATTTGCTGACTTTATAAAAATTGATGGTTTTAGATATACACAAGTATCTACTGTTCGTGGTATTCCTAGAGTGGACACTAATTTAACAGACATTATACCTTATGTAGGTCATGTTATACATTCAGAATTAGAGGATAAAATATCTTTGATTCTAAAAGTAGAGTTTGAAGTGGAGGAAAGATTGAGATCGATAAACTTAGATAAAAACGGTAAACCCTTAGAAATATGAATAAAGACATCTTTAAAGGTAGAGTGAATATACTACCTTATGAATACCCACAGTTATTAGAATACAAAGACGCTATCAGACATTCCTATTGGATAGACACAGAATTTAATTTTACAGAAGACATACAAGATTTTAAAGTGGTAATCTCTGCCAAAGAGCGTGATGTCATTAAAAAGACAATGCTTGCAATTGCACAGATAGAAGTCAATGTAAAAACATTCTGGGCTGATATGTATAAGCGTATGCCTATTACAGAAGTGGGTGATGTGGGTATGACGTTTGCAGAATCAGAAGTGAGACATAAAGATGCATATGCTAGACTCTTAAGAATATTAGGACTTGAGAAAGAGTTTCAGAAAGTTATAGAAGTGCCTGCAATAGAAGGTAGACTTAAGTACTTAAAGAAATACCTGGACGGTACACGCTCTAGAGATAATAAAATGTATACTAAGTCTGTACTATTATTCTCTCTATTTATAGAGCACGTAAGTCTGTTTAGTCAGTTCTTAATTATGATGAGTTTTAACAAAGAAAAGAATGTACTTAAAGGTATATCTAATGTTGTTGAGGCTACTAGTAAAGAAGAAGAGATACACGGTAACTTTGGTGCTGAGATTATTAACATCATTAAGAAAGAGAATCCTGAATGGTTTGATAATAATTTTGAGGAGCTCATTTACTCTGCATGTAGAAAAGCCTACAGCGCTGAGTGTAAAATACTAGACTGGATCTTTGAAAAAGGAGAACTTAGCTTCCTACCTAAAGAAACAATACAGCATTTTATAAAGAATAGATTCAATAACTCTCTAGAGAAGATAGGTATGAAGTCTATATTTAATGTAAATAAGGAAAGGCTAGCTTCAACTAAGTGGTTTGATATAGAGATAACAGGTACAAAAGAAGGAGACTTCTTTTACAAGAAAAGTGTAGACTATAATAAGAAAAGCAAGAGCATCACTGAAGATGACTTGTTTTAAAAAATAAATAAGATATGGATTATAAAAGATATTACTGGCTCAACGAGGACAGTAGAAAGTTTTTGTCCAGAGGATACTTAGATGAGGAGCCTGAACAAAGAATAAGAGACATAGCAAACATTGCTGAGAAGTATTTGAACATAAAAGATTTTGCACATAAGTTTGAAGACTATATGGCAAAAGGATACTACAGCTTATCAACTCCTGTGTGGATCAACTTTGGTAAATCAAAAGGTTTACCTATTAGTTGTTATGGATCTAATGTGGATGACACACTAGATAGTATACTAAATGCAGGACGTGAGATAGGAATGATGTCAAAATATGGAGGAGGTACAAGCGCCTACCTTGGAAACATAAGACCTAGAGGATCAGGTATTAGTACAGGAGGTCAAGCAGATGGACCTATTCATTATGCTAGAATGTATGACACTGTAGTAGATGTATGTAAACAATCTGCTGCTAGACGTGGGGCTTGTGCAGTGTATCTACCTGTAGAGCACGATGACATACATGAGTTTCTAGATATAGGTACAGAGGGTAACCCTATTCAGAATTTACAATATGGTATTACAGTTAGTGATGCTTGGATTGAAGAAATGAAAAAGGGAGATAAAGATAAGCGTAAGATATGGGCTAAGATTATACAAAGACGTAATGAGTTTGGATTTCCATACATTATGTTCTCTGATAATTCTAATAAGAATACACCTTATGAAGAGTTAGGATATAAGATAACAGCTTCTAATCTTTGCTCAGAAATACAATTACCTACAGATAGCTTTCATAGTTTTGTTTGCTGTCTAGGATCTATAAATCTTTTACATTGGGATGAGATTAAGAAGACAGATGCTATAGAAACTTATGTATTGTTTCTAAATGCTGTAATGAATGAGTTTATACAAAAAGCAGAGCACTTACCAGGAATGCGAAGAGCTTTTAAGTTTGCAAAAGAACACAGAGCTATAGGCCTAGGAGTGTTAGGTTATCATTCTTTGTTTCAGTCAAAGCTTATTGAGTTTGAATCTTTAGAAGCTAAGCAAATCAACCATGATGTATTCTCTACATTGAAAGAAAGAAGTGAGGAAGCATCTAAATGGTTACATGAAGCTAAAGGTTATTCATGTATTAGAGAAGGATATGCTAATACAACTCTTATGGCTATAGCTCCTACAAAATCTAGTAGTTTTATACACGGTGCTGTATCTATGGGTATAGAACCTATCAAGTCTAACTACTTCATAAAGGATCTTGCTAAGTCTAAGACTGTTTATAAGAATCCTTTCTTGGAATGTGAACTAGAAAAGTATGAACTCAACAATGATAAAACATGGGACTCTATTCTTAAGAAAGATGGTTCAGTGCAGCACCTAAAGTTTCCAACTAAAGCAGTGTTTAAATCTTTTATAGAGATTAGTCCTAAAGAGATTGTACTGCAAGCAGCTCAGAGACAGAAGTTTATTGATCAGTCTCAAAGTTTGAACTTAATGATACATCCTAGTGTAAAAGCTAAAGATATCAATAAGCTTTATCTTTATGCTCATGAGGAAGGAGTTAAGACTTTATACTATCAGTTTAGCCAGAGCTCAGCTCAAGCATTTGCAAGGAACATTCTTGATTGTGCTAGCTGTGAAGGATAACTAAACTAATTATAAAAATGTAAGAAATGTTTAACTTAGGTTTTTTTATCTCTTATACATTTCTTACATTTGACGTATGAAAGTAGATATTAAAAATGGGGACTACTATGTAGAGAATGGTAGAGTTCATTTTAAAGAAGAATATCTGCTTAAAAAGAGACAATGCTGTGGTGTAAAATGCATACATTGTCCTTATAGTGAAAGAATAAAAGGAAACACCGTCCTTAAAAAGGTGACTTGAATTAAAATTTTCTGTTCTGTTTTTTAATTGTGAAGAAGGGCCTTGGAGTAATCTAAGGCTTTTTTTTGCTTGTAAAATAGAGTGGAATTTTGTATATTTGAACATAATTAAAAACAATTAAATATGGCAAAAAAGCTAAAAGAAACAGGGAATAAGTTCCAGGATGCGCTGGAAAAATTGAACAAGCAATACGGTCAGGGTACTGTACTAGCTTTAAACAGTAAAACAGGAGGGGACTATGATCTTATAAGTACAGGATCAATAGGTTTCGATTACATCACCTTAGGGATAGGTGGTTTTGCAAAAGGTAAAATGTACGAGCTTATGGGCTGGGAGGGTACAGGTAAGTCTACTATATGTGGACATGCTGTAGCCAGTGCTCAAGCTAAAGGAGGTAAGGTGGTTTATATTGATGGTGAGCATGCTGTTGATAAGAATTACTTTGAAGCTCTAGGTGTTGATACAGGTAGCATGTTGATTGCACAGCCATCATCTGGAGAAGAAGGTTTTAACATTGCTGTAGAACTAATGTCTTCTGGAGAAGTAGATCTTATTATTATAGATTCAGACTCATCATTAATACCTAAAGCAGTATTAGATGGTGATGTGGGAGATCATGCAATTGGTAAGAAAGCTAGACTGAACAGTAGCGCTTATCCAAAACTAAAGTCTATTGCACACAACACAAACACATGTCTTATTGTAATATCTCAATATAGAGAAAAGATTGGTGTTATGTTTGGTAATCCTACAACCACACAAGGTGGACATGCACTAAAGTTTTATTCTGATGTAAGAATAGAAGTTAGTAGATCATTAGCAAAAGATGGTCAAGATGTGTACGGTAACATTACTAAAGTTAGATGTACCAAGAACAAGATGACACCTCCATATCAGAAGCATCAATTTGATATTGTTTATGGTATAGGTATTGATAGAGTGGGAGAAGCATTACAACTGCTGCATGATTTTGAATTAGGACGTAAGTATGGTAAGACATATACATTTGATGGGGTTAAGTATGACTTAGAAGAATTTAAGCAAATGGTATTAGAAGATGTAAACTTCTTTGAGACAATAAAGTCTACATTAGTTTCTGCTATACGTGGTGAAGATGATAAGTTTGAAGAGGTTAAAGAGCCAGCTGTAGACTATGAAGCTGCAAAAGATGTGAAAGTTAATTCACCTGAAACTTTATCACCTGACTTATTTGATACTACTGATTTATGAAATGTTTAGTGTGTGGAAAGAACTCAGATTCTGAGTATTGCTTCCAACATAAACCTAGAAAACAACTAGCTACAAATAAAGGATTTAATAAGCCAACACTAACTAAGAAATTAAAGGTTAGTGTTGGTAAATCCAAACCAAACACAGATCATTTACTGTTCAAAGCCATTTGGAAAAAGAGACCACATAATTCAGAGTTAAGTGGTAAGTATTTAGGCAAAGAAGCATTTAGTACATACTTTCATCATATACTTCCTAAAAATAAATATCCTGAAATTAGGATGGATGAGGAAAATATTATACTTTTGACAGTTGACGAACATGCTAACGTAGAGGCAGATATCTATAGGTATGATGAGATCAATAAACGAAGGAATCATTTATTAAAAAAATATAATCTGTCATGATTGAAGTATTAAAATTCAGCGCTACTTGGTGTGGACCTTGTAGAGTGTTAGCTAGTAATTTAGCAGGTGTCTCAGGTATAACTAACATAGATATCGATAAAGATATGGAGTTAGCTAAAGAGCACAGCGTTAGAAGTGTCCCATCAATGATATTTAAAGTTGATGGAAAAGAAGTACATCGAAAAGTTGGTGTAATTTCTAAAGATCAGTATGATAGTTTATTAATAGAACTAGGTAATGATTTAAAATGGAGTAAACAATAAATAAACAATATGAAAAACCAATTTTATTACACAAGAAAAGAAGCTATTGATGGTACGGACCCTGTAGAGTATGCAGAGTTTTTAGATAGCATTAACTTAAACAAAGTTATTAGAAGTGTACAAACAGCTGGTGACACTGTAGTGGTGTTATTAGATGACATGCATGAGCGTGTTACAGAAGTGCCTAATATCAATCATAAGACTAATAAGGTGATTGGTACCAAAAAGAAAGTGGAAGTTTATCAAACAGAAGCTTACCTACATGGAGAAGATATAGAAAGATTTAGAAAACTATCAAACATTGAATAAAATGGCAAAAAAACCTTACAAAGAATTACTAGGAAACAGAATATATGTAAATGTTCCTAAAAAAGATGAGAGCAAAATTATAGTTGACGAGAATACTAAAGAAGCTCTACAAAGAGAAATGCTAAAGAAGATGTCTAAACTTAAAGTTTATGATGTTGGAGATATAGTAAAGAATGTAAAAGTGGGAGATACAGTACTAGTAGATCCAGGAAAGTTAAAAGATGCAATGGTTATCCCTTTATCTGATGACAAAGATGTACTACTAGTATCTCCGTTTGATATATTACATGTTTGGTAAAGATTATATAATACCATCATTAGGAGGCAGACTAGGTAATCAAATGTTTATGATTGCTCATGCTTATGCACAATCTCGTAAGCAAAACAGAGAGCTTAAAATTAGTAGACACAACTTACGGTACGAAGATAACAAGTATGATGAAAATATTTTCAGAAAGTTTCAGTTTATACCAAACTTTGAAGCTAGAGATAAGACAGCTATAGTGTATAATGGATACTTTCAAAGTGAAAAATATTTTGAAGAGTACAGTGATGAAATAGTAGAAAAATATTCACCTTCTTCTTCATTTATTTCTACAGTAGAAGAAGCACTTCCTATTATAGCTAATAAAGAAAAAACTGTTACAGTTGTAAACATTAGAAGAGGAGACTACCTTACATATCCTAATCATCATCCTACTGTTTCAGAAGATTATATTTATTCTGGTTTAAGTTTGATTCCTGATACTGATCATATACTTGTTGCCAGTGATGACTTAGAGTGGTGTAAAGAAAAACTAAAGTTTGACAAACCAGTCACCTATCTCCAAGGGTGGAAAGCTCATGAACAATTATGGATAATGTCTATGTGTAATCATTTTGTAATATCTAACTCATCGTTTAGTTGGTGGGCAGCTTATCTTTCAAGACATCCTAAAAAAATAGTTGTTGCTCCAGAAACATGGTTTGGACCTGAGGGTCCTAGTAAGTGGAGTGATATGTATTGTAAAGGATGGACAGTATTACCAACTTATTTTAATAACGGACTAATACTACCAACGTGATATCAGTTTTAACACTTACATATAAAAGACATCACTTATTAGAAGAAGCTATTGAGTCTTTTTTAAGACAAGAACTGCCTCCACAATGTGAGATGGTTATAATAAATGATAATGCAGAAGTTGATTATAAATTAGATCACCCTAATGTAAGAATTATAAATCATAAAGAAAGATTTTCATCTATATCAGCTAAGATAGAGTGGGGATATAAGCAATGTAAGTATAATTACATATATAGATTAGATGATGATGACTTACTTGCACCATGGGCTCTTGCAAACACTACTAAAGACATATTAGAGAATCCTGGATATGATATCTACAGAAGTGATGGTATGTGGTTCTTTCAAAACAATAAGTACATGGGTGAAAGTAGTAACGTTAACAATGGTAATGTTTATACTAAAATATTTCTAGATAGAATAGAGTTCCCAGCAACTAGTTTTGGTGAAGATGCTACAATCACACACTATAGTGGTGGTAGAATATATCAATCTAAACTACCCTACACTATGATATATAGATGGGGAATGAATACATTACATGTATCTGGTCTGGGAGAAATGTCAAGTGAAGATATTAATGAAAAAGCTGATAAAATATTAAACAACTATACATCAAAAGGAATAGTTCAGCTAGAACCCAAGTTTTTAAATGACTACTATACACACATAAAATAAAAAAGCCCCAATTAAGGGGCTTATATTATTTACATCCGTATTTACACTTCTTCTTTTTCATCTTAGATCCAGACTTAGCTTTTGTTACAGCTTTACCTTTCTTAGCATATCCCATTTTATTACGAACAGCTGTAGGTAGTTTCTTAAGACCTTTTTGTGAAGGTTTAGGTGTCTTTAATCCAGCTTTAGCTTTTTTAGCTTTTTTAGGTTTCTTCTTCATTTTTTCCAATTCCAATTTTTCCATTGCTTTTTCTCCAGCAGATTGTAGCCTTTTGATAATCCGTTTTTTAGAAGTTGTTGTATCTCTTTTTACAACCTTCGAACCTCTTTGAGCTTTTTTCATTTTACCTTTAGGGGGAGCCATAGAAGCAGCTTTGCCACCATAGGTCATCTTTTTAGCTTTCATTCCTGATTTGGCCTTTTTCATTTTAGTTCCAGACATAGTTTTTTTCTTTTTAACTCCGCCTGCTTTGTATTTACGCATCATGATTGTATAGTTTGAGGGTTAACATTTCCATCTTCTTCTAGCCTGCCTGATTCTAGAATTAGGATTATTCCTAGTCTTAGCAGAGCTACGTTTTAACTGTCCCAAACTCCTAGCGCAATAAGACTTACGTCTCTTTGCAGCTTTAGATCCCTTTTTCACTTTACCTGTCACAGCAGTCTTTAACTTACTGCCAGGATTTTTCTTTCTATAGGCTTTTACACCTTTCTTAGTCATACCAGCACCCTTCTTGGTAGCTCTGTAATTAGCAGATTTACCTTTTGTGGTTTTTCTGATAGCTTTTTCTTTTCTTTTGGCCATGGGTTACTTTTTCTTTTTAGTAGACTTCTTACGCTTTCTAAGCGCACTAGTCCTCCTACCCATGCCCACTTTCTTTTTTTCAGCAACAACAGCAGCTTTACGTTTACCAACACCTTTCCATGTTACAGGTGTTTTCTTACTAACTTTTTTACTAGGACGACATTTCTTCACGCTTTTATTCTTGGAAGACCCACAAGGATTACCCTTTTCATCTTTCCATTTCTCTTTAAACCAACGTTTAAGAGCAGCGCCTTTCTTTGTTTTCCTAACTGCCATTTACATTATTATTGCAGAAACCCATAAAGATACTGCTGTTATTAAAACCATTTGAATAATAAAGAATACTACCTTTTTCATTTCTTATTAATATTACACCAACCTAAACATATTTTTTTAAAGGTGATATAATATATTATTTTACATATTAGATTTTTCATTTCTTTCAACCTCTACGTTTTCTACATTTTGCAATTGCACCACTGGCATAAGCAGAGGGGAATACCTTATACTGTCTTTTTATCTTATGATAACAAGCATCGTGATTAGGTTTTGAAGATTTACTACCTTTTTTAGCTTTAGGCACTCTCTTCTTTGCCACTGTTTTACCAGCAGTTACTTTTTTTCTCCCTCTTACTTTAGATTTTTTTCTTACAGCCATTTATGTTTTTAAATTATTTTACAGGAGTCATTGATATAGGAGGTACTTCAGCTGGTGCTTCAGCTTCTACTACCACATCATTTTTAACTCCTTCTTCCATAAGTCTTTCGATTATATCATTAGCTCTAGTCATCAATTGATATCTACCAGCTTCTTCTGTACCTAAAAAGGTTCTAATCGTATTAAGAATTAATCCGAAGTCTTGTCCTGATAGTTCAAATTTAGAGTCAGGTCCCCATGTGTAACGTTTGTTTGGATCGTACTGTGCCATAGTTTATTTAATTTTTGGTTTATAAAATTCTATCAAAGATATAAAATCCTTGTTATGTATCCAAATTTATCTTAAAAACAATAGTACCTGTAGTCTTAATGCTTTTAGATATATCTAAATGGATGTTAAACATTGTATGCAGTTTGATAATTTCTTCTAGTAGCATATTATTGTATTTAGGTACACTAGGTGCCAGTCTAAATATATAAGAGCTTTTCATTTTTGTTATCTGTAAACTAGAATATTCATCAACAGAATCTATCACACCTTCTAAGTGTGCAAAATATGCTTTTTCATTTTCTAGTTGAACTTCAGGGAAAAACTTCCTGCTTATTTGCATTAATGTTTAGTTTGATATATAAACCCAGGGACATGAGTCCCTGAGATATATAATTTGTTAGTCACTAGTTGTTGTTGTAGTTGTTGTTCCACTTCTAGTGGTTGTTGTTGTAGTTGTTGGATTACAACATTCGTATGCTGTAATTTCTTTCCAGTTTCCTACCTTAGGTTTCTTCCTGCGTAATACAAGAGAACCTGCTACTACTCTGCCAGATCCATCGAATCTAACAAAAGCTTTTAATTCACGTCTATTTGAAGATGCTTTGCTTCCCATTTGTTTAAGTTTAAAGGGTTAGTAATTAGGGGTTAGGTTAAAATTGAGAAACTAATTTCTTAAATTTCTCTGAGTTTTTGGTATTTATTAATTCTTCTATATAAATTTTTGTTATAGATTTATCATCTACATAATCATAGTTATGATTAAAAGGGTTACTGTTTATAAAATTCCCTTTATAGAATTTATCTTTACTGTCTGATGTTACTCCAGCCATGTGTAAGATTTTATTAGTTTGCCACATCTCTATAGGATCTGTAGCCCATCTGAAATCTAATTCTTTAACAATTTCAGTTTCAATATTTCTTTTCCAAAGTATCCACAATACGCACCACATCTCTGAGGTCCATGCTTGTATTGTAGGTTCGTAATCATTATATGTTATATGAGTTCTCATAATGTCATATAATCTAGGTGACTGTATTTCAACTTCTTTGAAGTAGTCAATTAGAATGTTGTGAGGTATACCTTTATAATATAACTGGGCGCCTCCTGATTCATCATTCTTTTCTACTATAGTGTCAAATGAAACACCAATGTAAGCACACATAGATTTTATTATCTCATCACCTTTAGTCTTTAGATATTGATAACCTAAATATCCTTTAGTATCACTACAGTAAACTACATTATCTTTTGTAAACAAGCTAAAGTCAACAGCTTCCCTAAATATAACATCTGAATCTATTAAAAACAAGTCTTGATCTTTAGTATCTTGTTCTAAATACTTGACAACTCCATGTATTTTTAATGTAGGGATGTAATGTTTCTGTAGTCTAGTATCTTTAAATATAAATACATTTTCAGGATATGCCTCTTTAAATTTATTTATAAATTCTGATGGCTTTTCACCATCTCTATGTAAAAATACTGCACGGTGATTGTCTAATAAGCCTAGCTTTTCTAGATTATAGAACTGTACTAAATTTTGCCAGTGAAAATATGGATCATCTGGTTGTGAACAAATACTGATCATAAATATGTAGTTATTGGTTTTTTAATTAATTACGGTGTAGCTGTTGTTGTTGTTTCAGTTATTATTGGTGTTTGAGTTGTTGTTGTAGTTACACAACACTTACCTGAAACCTGAATAAGTCTCTCTAATTGCTTAGAAATGTTCCAAAGAAGTTTATTAGTTTCATTCCATCCAACTTGTTTACTTGGTATTGCCATTTTGTTTTGTATTAATTGTTACTATGTAACAAATTTATGAATATTCCTAGTATTATTTAAGTTCTGTACAAAATTAAAATAACTAGTTTAATTAGCTTCATCTAACTTATTTAATTAGAATATTTTGTATTGAACTAAAAAGCTAAATCCACTGGGATTATTAGGTTGTATATAATATCTAGCGCCTATTACAATCTTACGTATAATTACATCTGCTTGAGCATATAACATAGGTGCTTCTATACCTTGAGTAAAGGTTTGCACTCCAACAAATCCATTGAACCTAATAGGTTTCTTTTTGTTTATTATAGATTCTTGTACATCTATATAATCTTGTTGTGTGCTTATGATAGAGTCTTTAGTACTTAGTCTAGCATATAATAACTCTTCCTTTTTAGTTAGTATCTCTATTCGTTGTTCAAGTTCAGCATACAATATTTTTAAATTATCGTATTTAATTAAGTCTTTAACAACTTCTCTAGCTTGATCTTCAGATAGTATAACTACAGGTTTACTAGTATCTATCTGTGAAAAACTGCTGAAGCTTACTAACAGGCATACTATCAACCACTTTAACTTGTACATACTCTTTTTCTTTAATCACTCTTATCTTTTCAATCACTTCTTTATCAAGAGTGGAAAGACTATCAATACTATATTTAAGTTTTAGATCATTAGCTTTGTAGTAATCTAACTTTTCTTGAAGCTCATCTAATTGTATTTCGTATTGAGCAATTGATTCATCACTTTTTATCTGCATAAAGATAAGAAGAAATATAATAGCTAATGAGAACCATTGATTTTTAAAAAAGTTAATCATCTTTATGAAAGTCTATTATATCTTTGTATTCTTTATACACTGAGAAACTTGGACAAGCTTTACGAGCAAACTCATTATGACCATGTAATGTTGCACCATCATAACAACCCATAAGCTCCATTAGAAGTCTCCATAAAGCTTCTTTCTGCTCAGGTGTTCTTGTGTCTTCAGGAGGCCACTTTCCTCTCTTATTCTTTATATCAGAAAGTCCTCCAATATAACAAACACCTATACTATTTTTATTGTGTCCTCTAACATGTGCCCCTGGAATCTCAACAGGTCTACCATTATGTATAGTTCCATCTAGATATACTATATAATGATATCCTATATCTCTCCAACCTCTTCCTTCAACATGCCATCTTCTAATATCATCAACATCAAAATGCTTACCAGCAGGGGTAGCACTACAATGTAATATGATTTTATCTATTCTTCTCATGGTCCTTCTTCAGTAGAATAAGGGTTATATATAGGAGAGTCTGACTTCTTTGCTTTAAATAATTTTTCTACTAGATCTGAAGCACCCTGTATTGATATATACACAGTTGCTATTATTACCCAATCAGAAGAAGTTATAACATCAGAAAATAGACCGAATGAAGCTACTATAAATACAGTGAGCTTTCTACTAATCCACCTTTTTAAAAAGTAATCTATTTTCTCTTTTCTACTCATGCATTTTTATTGAGCCAAGCTTTTACAATGTCCCAATTCTTATGTGCAAATACACCAAAACAAACACCTGCCCATATTTTGTATCCAAATGTCCACAAAACTAAACCTAGTAGTAATCCAAGTGCACCTTCTATTCCGTTTGAAACAATCCAACTTTTTATTAGTGCAATAATGTTCTTTAATTTTTCCATGTTATTTTATTTTAGGGTATATATTTACAAGATATTGAATAATTAAAGCTCCTGCTGTAATCAATCCAATAGTCCAAGAAAACTTCTTTTTAAATTCTTCTTGTTTCTTAACTTGCGCTTCTAATAATTCTATTTTTTTTTTAAGTTCATCAATGTCATTAACAAACCCTCCTGTTTTTGTAAGAGAGTTTCCTAATATGGCATCCACTACTTGTGTTAATTTCGTATCAATAGAGGTCATTTTTTCCTCCATCTCATCTAGACGATGGTCCATATTCTTTAATTCTTGTTTTACTTGTTGTTGATAGGGTGTATGTTCAGCCATGTTTATATAATAAAAATGAATAGCATAATATACTTGACTTAAGAGTGTAGATTTTTAAGTATATATACAAGTGGTGAGTAGTTGTGTAATGTGTACACAGTTGTAATAGACAAATATAATTAAACTTTTCTTAATACCAAATATTTACATTAAATTATTTCTATAATATAGCATAAACTTTTCAATTAATTTACTAAATTTGTATACAAATAAATAATTTATGAAAGTAGAAAAGGCATTTGTTCTATATGCAAACTCTGAATATCTAAGTATTGTAACAATGGCAGTGAAAAGTATTAACTCTGTTAGTGATATTCCTGTTATTGTATATATGATAAACTGTCATTCTCAGGTTCCTGGAGCATCAACAATAACTTTAGAAGTTGATAATATAGATGTTAAAAAAAGTGATTACATAGATAGAAGTGATTCAAACATTTATAGACTTTTAATACAAAGACCTAAGATTATAGAACATGCTTTAGAAAACTATGCAGAAACTGTAGCTTATATAGATTCTGACACTATAGTTACTAAACATATAAACAACATATTTGACTATTACCCTAAAGATTGCACTCATCCATATTTTGTACAAGGTGTATATGATTACTTATTTATAGACGGTAGAGGTGGTGTAGAGACTAGAGATGAAATGCATCTTAGTTTAGAACATGCTGCATGTGAATTGTTTGGTGTAGATCAATCAGTTAGAGATAAGTATAGACAAACAGGATACTTTGTTGCTGGTCAGGAGTCTCGTGACTGGATTAATGAATGGTCATGGATGTGTAATCACCCAAAAGTTATAACTAATCACAGGTTATATGCACCGTATCACGAAGAAACAATAGCAAATGTATTGTTATGGAAGTATAATATACATGAGGGTTTACCGTTAATGTACATAAACTATAGACAAGATACTAATTTAGATGAACTTGAGTTTACAGGTTATATAAATCATGTTTCAGAATGGGTAGCATTACCTGCTTACAGAAATCAACTAATGGCCTTACATGGAGAAAAAGATATTAAAAAAATGGATAACCTTATAAATAAAATTCATAAGAAGATATTGTTTTTAGCACCACATCTATCTACAGGAGGTATGCCTCAGTTCTTATTGAAAAGAATTCAGGCTCTTACTGATTTTACAGTGTATGTAGTTGAGTGGGCTAATTATAGCAATGAGTACACTGTACAAAAAGATCAAATAAAAAAGCTTACTAATAAGTTTTATACACTAGGTGAAGATAAAACAAAGCTTATAAACATTATTAAAGATAATGATATAGATATTGTACACATAGATGAGATGGCTGAACATCTAGGTGATGATGCAGATAAAGTTTTACCATTGCTCTATAGTGAAGATAGAACTTGGAAGATAGTTGAAACATGTCATAATATATCTTTCAACTATGATAATCAAAAAATATACCATCCTGAAGCCTATGCTTTCTGTAGCCCTCATCACCTAGATACTTTCTCAAATACTAACTCTATAGTAGAAGTTATTGAATACCCTATAGAAGAAAAGATATTTGATTGGCAATCTAAACTAAATGCTAAGTATGACTTAGGGTTAGATGTAGACAAGAAACATGTAGTGAATGTAGGACTCTGGACAAAAGGTAAGAACCAAGGTGAAGGTGTAGCTCTTGCAAAGAAGTTTCCTCATGTACAATTTCACTTTGTAGGAAATCAAGCTGGTAACTTTAAAGAATATTGGCAACCTATTATGGAAGACATTCCAGAAAATGTAAAAGTGTGGGGAGAACGTACAGATATAGACAAGTTCCTGCTAGCTGCAGATGTATTTATGTTTAATAGTGTGTGGGAATGTAACCCTTTAGTGTTACGAGAAGCTATATCATATAAGTTACCTATACTTGCAAGAAACCTACCTCAGTATAAAGACATGTTTACAAAGTATATAACAGATCTAAATCCACTAAAGATGAAGAATCAGTTATCACAATTACTAAAAAGCACATCACCCTATAGTCCCCCTACAGACAACACACTTTTTAATTTTAAAAAACAACATACCGATCTTTATACATCCGTGCTAAACTCAAACTATACAAACTATAAAGTGCACCAAAGCTTTATAGATAGTCCTTTCTTAGAAATCAAAGGATCTAGTAAAGAAAAGTTTACAGTGATGATAGAAGATGAAAAGGGCCCAGTGTATAGCTCACAAATTGATGCAAACTGCTGGATAAAACTAAACAGAGAATACTATAGCAAGTGGAAAACTACAGTTAAAATAGGAGAAGAGGTGGTTTATACACATGAATTAAACCTTGAAGGTGAAAGAGTGTACATAGCATTTGAGAGCAGCTCATTAGGAGACTCTATAGCATGGATACCTTACGTATTAGAGTTTCAGAAGAAGCACAATTGTAAGGTGATTGTAAGTACGTTTAAGAACTTTTTATTTGAGGATGTGTATCCTGAACTTGAGTTTGTAAAGCCTGGTGCAGATGTGCCTAACATATATGCAATGTATAATATTGGCTGGTTTTATGATGAAAACAAAGAGCCAGAATTGCCAAATACAATTCCGTTACAAAAAGCCGCTTCCAACATTTTAGGATTAGAACACAGAGAGATAGTACCTAGAGTTAAAAGTGATTGGGGAAATATATGTGGTATGAAAGATAATTACAGTGTTCCAGGTAAGTATGTAACTATAGCTACTAACTCTACAGCTGGTTGTAAGTTTTGGACTAGAGAGGGTTGGCAAGATGTTATAAACTATTTACATGAAAAAGGCTATAAAGTTATTAATACCTCTATAGAAAATAATCCTTTTGATAATTGTGAAAAGATAGTAGATACATCTTTGGAATATACTATTGATTGTATAAGACAGAGTAAATTCTTTATAGGACTATCTAGTGGGCTTAGTTGGTTAGCTTGGGCTATAGGTACACCTGTTGTAATGATATCAAACTTTACAGAAGCTGATCATGAGTTTAGTTGCTATAGAGTTACTGATGAATCTTTATGCCATGGATGTTGGAATAATCCAAATCATAAGTTTGACAAGGGAGATTGGGACTGGTGTCCTGAACATAAAAATACCCCTAGACATTTTGAATGTCATAGAGGTATAAGTTCTGATAAGGTGATTAGTAAAATTCTAACACTCTTGTTAATTTCTAAGAAGTAATATCATCCTAAACTTGCTACTGTTAATACTGTATATATACTTTCCCTTCCGTCTGGTATTGATGTATAATTCAGTGTTATAGTGTCTCCTACTGCATATCCTGAACCTGCTGCTGTTATAGAAGAAACAGATGTAGCTGCGCTAGTTTGACCATCTAAAACTACATTAAAAGTAGCTCCTGACCCAGAGCCGCTAGTGCTTCTTTGAACAGTGGCATAAGTTCCTCCAGAAAATTTTATGAATCCTCCAGTACTTATTGTAACTGATGCAACACCTGAAGCTGCTGTAGTGGTGGTTGTAGTAGTTGTAGGATCAGGAAAAACTTGAAGGTTTTTTACATAAGCCTCATCATAATCTACAGGCTTGTTACCAATTCTTGTACCAAGAGCCACAACTGAATCAGTACTTGCACTATTTTTTATTCGTATAGGCATATTATGAGTAAATTAAATAAACTGTCCCTGCTACTAATAATCCGTTTCCAGCTGCAGTGTTATAATCTGTCTGGTCTATTTGCACAATATTACTAACTGTAGAAGAACCTGAAGGTTCTCCTGTTGTTGTTGATGTTACTCCAGGAAAAGTTATCCATCTAACTGATGATCCAGTTGACTTAAGTATATAATTGCTACTACCTGCAGAACCAGTTTCATCAAGAAGACCAGCATTTAGTTCAATATCATCTTCACACTTAAGTGGAGCTCCAGCTATAATATCACCTCCTGCTTCTACTTGAAATTCTGAGTTATAACCTCCACTACCACCTGCCATGAAACCACCATTAACCTCTAGTTTAGCACTAGGGTTTGTAATTCCTATACCTACATTATTTGAAGCATCTTGATATATAACAGATTCATCTATACCATTTCCAGCATTATTAAATTTAGTTATATACTTAGCTGTTCCTGATAAACTTACAGAGTTCCCACTGGTTCCAGACGTTCCACCTGCACCAGTTACACCAGATGTACCTGCTGTACCACTAGTACCAGCTGTGCCAGCTGTACCACTTGTACCTGAGGTTCCGCTAGTACCTGATGTTCCAGATGTTCCACTAATACCTTGATCACCTTTAGCACCACTGGTACCTGATGTTCCACTATCTCCTGATGTCCCACTTGTTCCTGAGTTTCCACTTGTTCCAGAAGTACCACTTGTACCATTATTACCATTTACACCAGAGGTTCCACTAGTACCTGATGTACCTGAATTACCACTAGTTCCTGAATTACCACTAGTACCACTTGTTCCATTAACACCACTAGTTCCATTAATACCACTAGTTCCTGAGTTACCAGATGTACCAGAAGTTCCACTAGTTCCACTAGTTCCACTGTTTCCACTTGTGCCATCATCACCAGATGTTCCACTTGTCCCACTATTTCCACTAGTTCCAGACGTACCAGAAGTTCCATTATTACCATTGTTACCACTTGTTCCAGAAGTTCCAGTAGTTCCAGATGTGCCACTTGTACCATTCTCTCCTGAAGTTCCACTTGTACCTGAGTTTCCACTAGTACCAGAAGTACCAGATGTACCACTATTACCAGATGTTCCACTATTTCCAGATGTACCTGATGTACCACTATTTCCACTAGTACCATCATTACCAGAGGTTCCTGAAGTACCAGAGTTTCCACTAGTGCCACTAGTTCCTGAAGTACCATTGTTACCATTTACTCCACTTGTGCCAGAGGTTCCACTAGATCCATCTCCTCCAGTAGCTCCATCAAGGTTTATTTCCCATGATGTATAAGTACCTGAGCCAACTGTTCGAGTGGGGCTTCCAAATTGTAATGCTCCTGTTCCAGAGTTATATGATATTATTTCACACTCTTGGTATCTAGTTGCATTATTAGCTATAATTATAGATTGGGCTGTTGTATAAGCAAGTCCTGTATCAACAGTAATTGTTCCACTATTACCTAATGTAAATGATGTACTTGATGTAGTAGCATATTCATCACCTGTATTACCACTTGTTCCTGAAGTACCGCTAGTACCAGTATTCCCAGAAGTACCTGACGTACCACTATTACCACTAGTTCCTGAGGTGCCACTTGTTCCATCATTTCCACTAGATCCACTTGACCCACTAGTACCAGAAGTTCCACTGTTTCCACTTGTTCCGTCCTCTCCTGATGTACCACTAGTACCACTATTTCCACTAGTACCTGATGTTCCAGATGTTCCATTATTTCCATCTTCCCCACTAGTACCAGAATTTCCTGACGTACCACTTGTTCCTGAAGATCCATTGTTTCCATCTTCTCCAGAGGTACCTGATGTGCCGCTATTACCACTAGTTCCAGATGTACCACTAGTGCCATCTTCTCCACTGGTCCCACTAGTACCACTAGTTCCTGATGTTCCGCTGTTTCCAGACGTTCCACTAGTTCCTGATGTTCCACTAGTACCATCTATTCCTGAAGTTCCATTTATACCAGATGTACCATTAATTCCAGATGTTCCACTGGACCCACTACTACCAGAAGTACCTGATGTTCCATTAATTCCAGATGTTCCATCTTCTCCACTAGTACCTGAAGTACCACTGTTTCCAGATGTACCTGAAGTACCACTGCTTCCATCAGCACCACTAGTACCTGTTGTACCACTAGTTCCTGAACTACCTGAGTCTCCACTAGTTCCAGAGGTTCCTGTTGTACCAGATGTTCCTGATGAACCACTAGTTCCTGTAGTTCCTGAAGAGCCTGAAGAACCACTTGTACCAGAAGTTCCATCATTACCATTATTTCCAGAACTACCACTAGTACCACTTGTACCACTTGTACCGTTTAAACCATCGTTACCAGAGCTACCGCTTGTACCAGCTGTACCTGATGTTCCTGTAGTGCCACTAGTACCAGAAGTTCCTGCATCTCCATCAATTCCAGATGTACCACTTGTGCCTGATGTACCACTTGTTGCTGACGTACCAGATGTTCCAGAAGTACCAGATGTTCCATCATCACCATCTAACCCACTGGTTCCTGAAGTTCCACTAGAACCATCATCACCGTCAATAGCAGAAGTACCACTCGTACCAGATGTACCAGATGTTGCTGAGCTACCACTAGTACCTGATGTACCTGCAGTTGCTGATGTACCACTTGTACCAGTAGTACCACTAGTACCTGCTGTAGCGCTTGTACCTGATGTACCACTACTACCGTCTCCACCAGTTGCACCATCTAAGTTTATTTCCCAATCTGTGTAAGTTCCACTACCCACTGTTCTAGTAGGTGCTGCGAAACATAACTCACCTGTACCTGAATTATATGAAGTTACTTCACATTCCTGATAGTTAGTTGAATCATAAGCTATGATTATAGATTGTGCTATAGTGTATGCTAAACCAGTATCAACATCTAAACATCCAGCACTACCTAAAGTAAAGGAATCTGTTGATGTTGTAGCATATATATCTCCTTGTTCTCCTGAGGTTCCAGATGTACCAGAGGTTGCACTTGTACCACTAGTACCACTAGTGCCGCTTGTTCCAGTAGTTCCACTTGTACCTGTAGTTCCAGATGTACCATCATTACCACTTGTTCCAGAAGTCCCAGTTGTACCACTTGTACCACTTGTTCCTGATGAACCGTCTGTTCCTGTTGTACCAGCTGTTCCTGAAGAACCACTTGTACCTGATGTTGCAGACGTACCTGATGTTCCTGATGTACCATCATTTCCAGCTAGACCTGATGTGCCAGATGTACCAGACGTACCATCAGCTCCTGAAGTCCCAGATGTACCTGATGTTCCACTAGTACCAGCTGTTGCTGACGTTCCTGAAGAACCACTAGTTCCATCAATTGCAGATGTACCACTAGTACCTGTTGTACCTGATGTACCACTCGTGCCTGATGTACCAGACGTTGCTGATGTACCAGAAGTTCCTGATGTAGCTGAAGTTCCACTAGACCCACTTGTCCCACTAGTACCACTTGTTCCACTAGTACCGTCTTCCCCTGATGTTCCAGCTGTACCACTTGTACCGCTTGATCCAGTCAAACCACTACTACCAGAAGAACCACTTGATCCTGATGTACCATCTTCTGCACTGGTACCTGATGTACCTGTTGTGCCTGATGTTCCAGAAGTGGCACTAGTACCAGATGTGCCAGAAGTTCCTGATGTACCACTTGTTCCATCTATTGCAGATGTTCCTGCAGTACCACTAGTCCCACTGCTGCCACTTGTACCAGTTGTACCAGAGGTACCTGTTGTACCGCTTGTTCCTGACGTGCCTGATGTACCATCTGAACCTGTTGTACCAGAAGTACCTGAAGTTCCAGAAGAACCATCTCCTCCTGTTGCTCCATCTAAATTAACTTCCCATGAAGTATATGTGCCTGATCCTACAGTTCTTGTAGGTGCTGCAAAGCAAAGCTCTCCAGTTGCACTGTTATATGTTACAACTTCACACTCTTGATAATTACTTGCATCATAGGCTATAATAATTGATTGTGCAGTTGTGTATGCTAATCCTGTATCTACATCAATACATCCTGAGTTACCTAATGTAAATGAGTCTGTAGAGGTTGTAGCATAAAAGTCTCCATCTAATCCACTTGTACCTGATGTACCGCTAGTACCTGTAGTACCTGCAGTTCCACTTGTTCCAGAGGAGCCATCTTGACCTGTTGTTCCTGACGTACCACTGCTTCCACTAGTACCAGTTGTCCCTGAAGTACCACTAGAGCCATCTAATCCTGAAGAACCTGAAGTTCCTGAGGTTCCTGATGTCGCACTTGTACCTGAAGTTCCACTTGTACCAGATGTTCCATCTTCAGCACTCGTTCCACTTGTTCCAGATGTACCAGAACTACCTGAAGTACCACTAGATCCTGAACAAAGTCCATTAACATTTACACTACCTCCATTAGTAACTGTAGGAGTAGCATCTGCACAGACATCTGTAGCTGTTCCTTGTGTAATTGTAACAAATCCACTTGATCCATCACAATAACTTACATCTGCTATACAATCTCCACCTCCAGCTGGACATGTAATGTTATAACTGTTACAAGATAATCCACTAGTCCCACTCGTACCACTAGTACCATCTTGTGCAGATGTACCAGAAGTACCAGACGTACCTGATGTGCCAGTAGAGCCACTTGTTCCACTTGTACCTGCAGTTGCAGAAGTTCCAGAAGTTCCACTAGTTGCAGAAGTTCCAGATGTGCCAGATGTTCCACTGGTACCTGAAGTACCTGAGGTAGATCCTACAGCTACACCAATTTGCATAGTGTTAAATACAACACTAGGTGCTGCAGGGTGTGCGTAAGGAGATGAAGTGCTTGGTTGAGCTATTATGTGTGAAGAGCTATTGCTAGATGCTATGATTAATTCTAAATAATCATTTGCATCTAGGTTTACTAAATATTCTGCATAAGGTAAGTGAATTTCACTGTTAGAAACTACACTAATTAACCTATCTTTTCTTATAAAGTCTGTACCGTTTTTTCTTAGAAAAATATCAACATCAGTTGTACCACCTGATGTTTTCATAACTTGTAAAGAGTATCCTACTTTATATACACCAGCATGTGGATATCTAATTTGCTGATTAAAGTCTAAGACAACACCATTAACAGTTTCTACAGTATTGAATGTGATAGCTGTAGGTGTATTAGCTGCAGACACAAATTGACTTGTGTTATCAGAAAAACTTGCATACCAGTTAGCTATAGCTGCTCCTGAAGAGCCATCTATACCACTTGTTCCTGCAGATCCTGATGTACCTGTTGTCCCAGCTGTACCACTAGTTCCACTGGTCCCACTTGTTCCTGTAGTACCAGACGTACCTGCAGTCCCACTTGAACCACTCGTACCTGTTGTACCAGATGTTGCAGATGTTCCCGACGTACCAGCTGAACCAGAAGTTCCACTAGTTCCAGAACTACCACTAGTACCTGTTGTTCCACTTGTACCTGTAGTTCCGCTTGTGCCACTTGTCCCAGTAGTTCCTGAACTTCCAGAAGTACCTGTTGTACCACTGGTTCCACTTGTACCATGTGATCCATCACCACCTGTAGCACCATCTAAGTTCACTTGCCAGTCACAATAGTTACCACTACCTACAGTACGTGTTGGTGCTGCAAAACATAAAGAACCTGTTGCTGGGTTATAAGATACTACCTCACACTCTTGGTAGTTATTAGCATCGTATGCTATAATAATTGATTGAGCTACTGTGTAAGCTAATCCTGTGTCAACAAATATACAACCTGAAGCACCTAATGTAAAGCAAGTTGTAGAAGTTGTAGCATATTTATCTCCATCTTCTCCTGCTGTACCACTTGTGCCGCTAGTACCACTTGTTCCTGTTGACCCACTTGTACCACTTGTCCCTGTAGTACCACTAGTTCCAGTAGTTCCTG